GTAACAGCTCCATTTGCTACACCACCAAAAGTTCCTAGGCCCCAACCAAAACCTTTTTCTTGAACTGGAGTCCCAACTGGATAATAGTGTCGTGTTCTAATACCACCTGATGTTGTTGCGCCAGATCCCGTTTCTGCTGAAGGCATTGTAATAGTTATTGTTGTTCCACTTGGAACAGAAGTTACCATAAATTTTTTATCGTCAAAATCAGATGCACTATAATTAGAACCGGTGATAGCAGTAAAATTATCCAATAGCACAATATCTTGTGGACTAATATTATGTGCCGTTGGAAAACTTATAGTAACTTCAGTAGATCCGTTTGTTGTACTAAATGCATTTGTGAGAGTTGTCGTGGTTTTTATAGGGTGTATATCATAAAATACGTTACCAGAAAAAGCGTATAGTATTCTATTAGTGCCAACTATAGCATATCTTCTACCAGCAGTATTTACAAAATGGTGCAAACCCCTAGCTGCACCCGTTAATTCGTTTGAATTTAATTGTCCTAATTGATTCCAGCCACCTATTTTTTCAGGTATACCATACCTAAACCTCACATTATCGCAGTCAATCCATTGACCTTCTGCTCCTGTGGGCGTGAGTTGTTTGTTAATACCTGGTTGAAATCCTATTTTCTGTAACATAGCACCCCATTATACACGTATTTTATCAATAAATATAGTCCATTCTAGAGCAGATGTTAAGTCTTCAATGTTAAAATATGTAATTTTATTTTTAATAATATATTTATGTAATTCCTCTGTATCAACGATCACCCATTTATCAGGCATTTCTAAGGCTAATTTATCTGCTCTGCTGGCTGTTGTAAACTTCTGTGGGTTATCTAAAGACCTAACATCGAATCTATACTCATTGTTTCCTAATACACCTTTGACGTCCCAAGTTGGATCATTCTTCGGATATTTAACCCTCTTTAAAAATTTACTAAATTCTTTAACGGACATTAAAAGTATACGCTATAGAAATTCTAGGTAGATTATTTGTTTTTAAAGGAACCTCATGCCAAAGATAACTCCTAAATATACACAAATAACCTGAATATGGTTTTATAACAATACTTTCAGCGTTTAGATGATTCATATTTCTATGTGGATTATCGGGAGTAGACTTTCTAGGATTCATCATATCTGCTGGTTTTGGACTATGTATAACCAAAGAAGTATCCTCTATATGGCCTACTAAAAAATACACAGCCGTAAACACAGAACCATCATGAGAGTGGGGAGAGTTTACAGTATTTATTTGGTAATCATTAAACCATGAATCATGGTACTTTATTTCACCATATGAATGCATTTTTGAAAAATCAGACACATGTTTAAAAACAAAGTCATTTATTTTTTTAAATTTTTTGTCTTTATGTATTTGATAATAATAAAAGTTTTTCTCTTTATCTTTACCTTTAATCTTATTAATTACAGGAATAAGTTT